AATTTCACCATTATATCGAGCAATTCCATCTGGATAAAATACCATAACTACTTCTTTGGGAAGTTCACTAGTAGAGTCTGTATAATCTATATTTTCTTTATAAAAAAATCCAGAAACTGCAGAGTGTTTGGTATTAAATGAAATATTTTCAATATCCCTAGCTACATTATCTAAAAAGCTCATTTATTATTTCCTTATATTTAAAAAAATGCCCCATCCCCTATTTCTTCACAGTAAAAACACACACAAAAACTGTTTTAAAATGAGGACGGGGCAAAAATTATTAAATCTTATTAACTAACAGCAACGGCTGGAGTAATAAGAGTCTTAACAACAGATGTTCCTAAAGAAGCACTTACATCCCAAACAACTCTTAAATAAGCTTTGTTTGAACGAGGCATAGGAACTTCAATTAAGTCACCAACGTCTAATGAACTAATAGTAACAGCACCAGATGTAGCAATAGTGCTCCATGAAGTTGAACCGTCAGCACTATCTTGTACATTTAATGTTAATGTTCCAGCAGATGTAGTATCAGTTAAGATTTCAGTTAATACTGAAACCTGTTCAACTGAAGCTACATTTTTACCAGTTAAAATAGCAGCAGATGTACTGTCAGCAGTTAACGCTACACTATCATCAAATTCAAGTTGTTTATCATAAAAATAACCGTTAATCATAATTTTTAAACTCCTTTAAAGTTTGTAAAACCCAGTCTACTTATAGTCTATATAAATAGACTGGGATTGTTATTTAATTTATATTAGGAAACAATAGTTTCAGTTGAAGAAATAAGGTCAACACGCTTTACAGGAATACCTGAGAATGAACCGACTTTATAACCATCAATTTTATCAGCAGCAGTGTAATATACATTACCCTTTGATAATTGACCTTTTTCAAGTACGGATATAGCATCACCATTAGCATAAGCAACGATTTTACCATTTCTTGTCTGAAGTTTATTAACAGCTTCAACAAGTTTGTACTGAATTGAAGCCCAGTAATCAGCAGATGTATTATCAAGCTGTACGTTTGCAATACGAGCTACGTTTCTATAGTTATCGATTACAAGAGCAGCACCAAACTGAATAAGATAACGTTGTGCTGGATAGTAACCACCTAAACCATCAGGGAATAAGTCTTCACCCATATACTTAGAGTCAATACCACCAATACCATTTTTAGCATGTGCAAAATAAGTACTATTCCAGTTTACAATATAGATTGAAGAAAGATTAGAACCTGTGCCATCAGCACCAAATACCTGACTATCTGCAATTGCATTATATTCATCACGTGAAGTAATACCACGCATCTGATTGTTACCATTACCATAGAAGAAATCATATGAAACCTGTTCTGATATAACAGAAGCATGGTTGAAGATTTCGTCTTCTGAATAAGTATTTCCACCATCAGCCATATCAATTTCTCTTGAGTCAATAACACTTAATGAAGAAATATAAGCAATATCTTCTGCAAGTTTATTTGTACCAGAATGAGCTTTAGTAGTTCCTTCATATAAACCAGTTCTTGAAATACCAACGTTACGATCACGAACACTATATGTATGTTGAGACTGTTTATTAGCAGGTTTAAATTCAGCATCTTCAAATAAAGGATTTTCCTGTAAAAGTACTTCTGTAATAGGAATACGAGCATCACCGTTATGTCTTTTTGTTAATTCAATTAAAGTAGGCATATTTATAAACTCCTTTGTTTATTTTAATTTAATTTAATTTTAATTATATTATTTTAATTGAGAAAGTCTAGAAAAATCAATACGTCTATCGGAAACAACACCTTCAAGTGGAGTAACTTTATTCGTTTGGTTTTTCACAACGTTAATAGTTTTGAAATCGTTTCTATTTTTAATTTTAGCTTCAACTGAATTCATAATACGAGCTTTACCTTTAATACCAGCAGCTTTAATTGCAGCCATTGGATCTTGAATTTCAAGTACTTCTAAAATATCATCAGTTGAAATATTACCATCAGTATCTGCTAAAAGTTGTAATACTTCGGTTAATAGTTCTTTATCAACTGAAGGAGCAAGTTCTGGTTCACCCATAGGTTCAGTCGCTTCTTCTTCAGGTGTTTCTGTTAGAACAGGAGCAACATCCTCACACATAGGAGCTTCTTCTGGTTTTACATCTTCAACTACTGCCATAGCTTCATCTTCTTTAAGCATTTGATCAGCTTCTTTAGCAGTTTCTTCTAACTCATTTTTAATTTTAAGCAATTCAGCTTTTACTTTTTCATTCATATCTTTAAATCCTTTAATAGTTTTATTTAATGTTTTACGTTCAATTAAGTTATATAGTTCATCTTTTGTAAATTTGGAATACTCATACATATTTATTGGTAGACAGTTAACACTTCCTTTATATATTCCAGATGCAATTCCATAATCAATAGCCTGATATTCATCAAACCAAGACTCATCAACAACCTTTTTATAGATTTCATCAAATGGTTTTTTTAATACTTCGCTATAAAATTTGGCTAATCTATTCTCTATAGTTTCCAAATAATTACTTTGCTTTCTTAACTCTCTACAATCACCCTCTGTAGAAGAATAAGGAGCATGTATCATAAAGTATGAATTTGGAGCCATCTGTAATGATTTACCAGAAAGTGCTATTACACTTGCAATACTACAAGCTGCTTTATCAACAATAACATTTAATTTATCTTTATATTTATGAAAGTAATCATAAATATCAAATCCTTCTAATACTTCACCACCACCACTATTTAAATGTAACATTATTTCTTTACAATTATCAATATTATTATTTAATTCATTTTCAATATCTATACGAGTAATACCACCCATACCTACAAATCCATATAACTCAATTTCTAAAATATCATTAGATAGTTTTGATTTAATATGTGACTTAACTTCACTTTTTGGAATAAAGCATTTATTTAAATAGTTCATATTCTATATCCTATATATTTAGTCCCAAACTAATATTTTTATTTTTAGCTTCGATTGCTTCAGCTTCTTGTTTCTTTTTTAACATTTCATTTTCTTGCACAGAAGTCAAATCAGTTTTATCAGTTAATGGTTCAATACTTTGACCATCAGATGTTCCACGTGGAACACTTAATCCTAAAGATTCCATAAATTTAAGTTCATTTGCTCTTAACTTCATTGTTTCTTCAAAGTCTTGACCTCTTGAAGAATAGTATTCGGTTAAAGTTAATAGATTATTATTCAATCCTTCAACAGTAGCAGCAGTTTCTCTTTGAATATCAACATCAGGTACTACAGGACCAAACCATTCATAAGAGTATACTTCCTTCATATCTATATTATTAAACATTTCTGGATACAATGAAATCAATTCAGTAATAAAGTTCTCGTATATATGAACAAGTAACTTATCATTATCAAATGATTGTGTATCGTTTAATGTAAGTTTGTATCTATTTAAACCCAATTTACCAGATGAAAAGTTTAATTTACCTAAATCTGGATAGAATAAGAATGCGGGAAGATTTATGGCAGAAGCCATATTCATAATTGAGTTATTAGTAAATGACTCATATACACCAGCATCTGGACCTTGAAGATTTACAGTTTCAACCTTTTCTCCCGGTTTAAGATACATAATTCCACCGGGACGCATGACTTGTTCTCTCTTTTGAGGAATACAGTTTGAAAGTTGATTTAAAGATATATCCAAATATTCAGATGTACTATCACAACATCCTGTAGTATCTGTAATACAATAACTAGAACTTGTACTATCTAAACAACTTGAAGAGTCTAATATATCATCTAGGTTTGTTACCTGTCTATTAGCATTAGCTACTGGTTCCATAGTAGTAATAACTACACCAATGGAACTTGCTGCTCTTCTTCTTACCCATTCTGTTTTATTATAACCAGCATAGTTATTTATTTCAGTTATTATACTTGCAAGATATGGTACACCACGGGTTTGTTCTGGAAAGTCTTGTTTAAATATATGTAACGCATTAAGATTATCTTCTGGTGTATAAAAAGGAATATATGTAAAATCTTTTGAACTATAATTAAGATGATATGTAGTGTTTTCATTAAATGTTTTATGTAATCCGAAGTTACTTCCATTGTTATCTGTATATTTATTTGGTTGAAACTTTAAATACCAGAAACCAATAGATCTTCCAAACTCATCTTTTTGAATACCATCTATAACATTCTCTGTTTCTTTTCTTTTATCAGAAGGTGTAAATATTCTATCTGGTGAAAAGATTTGAAAACAAGTTCTAAACTCACTACGACGTCTTTCTTCATCAAACACTTTAATAAATACTTCACCATCTAAAATAAGATTAGTTTTATAAAGATTTACAAACTCGTCTAAAGTCTTATTATCCCAAGACATATTTTTTGAATACTCTTTAAACTTATTATTAACGAAATCTTTTAAATCTTGATTTGAATTAATAGTAGAAACAAGTTTATAGTTTGACTCAAAGTCTTTAATAGCATTAACAATACCTTTTGCTATAGCTACGTTATTATAAAGATTTCTTGAACGTTGTCTTAATACAGGTAAATCATCTAATATCATATTATCTGCTGATACTAAGTAATCACCACCTAGATCTTTTAATGATCTATCTTTAGTTGAAGCACCTTTAAACTGTTCTCTCATATTCATTAAACTGCTGAATAGACTTTTATTTATTTTCATATTAACAATCCTTAAAGGTAGCATAGTTTATAGCTATACCACCGTATAATTCATCTTTTATCTTATCTCTTAAAGCTATTAAATCGTTTAAGTTGATATATGTGAAAGAACGTGAACCAATAGAATAAGATGCAGAACCACCGCTAACTAATTCTATTATAGCAGCTTCTACATGAATAAGAAGATTTACTCTAAAATCTCCAGTACAATCTGAACTCATATTTTATTTCCTTATAATAGTATTATTTTATATTTATATAATATTTGTCAAATACTTTTATTTTAATTACAACCAATAGTCTTCATTCTGTATAACATGGTTATTATTCTTTTGTAATAACGTTGTTATTATATTCATATTATCTTGAACACTTTTAGGTATTATTTTTGATTTATTCTCATTTTCTTTTTTACTATCATATTGTTGTTTAACATACTCTTTATCATATTGAAATATATCAGAACCAAAGTATTGTAAATAATCAGCACAGAAGATAGCATAAACTGTCGAGTCTAGATAGTGGTTAGACTTACCATGTCCCGGTTTAATAGCATACCTACCTATTTTTCTACCCTGTTTTTGTTCAAATACTTTATATTCTGAATTCAACATGTTTATAAGTGTATCATCAGTCTCATTATAAACACCAAGTTTCTGTTGCTTAACCATATCATAAAATATGTCTTTATAATTCCAAGTCTGTAATAAAGCATAGTGTAAACCCTGTTTGTTTGGTTTATCATTTATATCTTTAAAACATGGAAACATATTATAATCAAATTGAGTACGTGAACCTTGGGATGCACCTTTAATTGGTATCATTATATCTTTGTATTTATTACAGAACTCATACACTTCACTTGCTTTATAACCCGAGTCCATCGCAATTAACTTATTTGTATATAACTTTCCAGACTCTGATGTATATGCTTTTTGAATAACCTTTGTAACTATTTCATCATCTGTTCTAATTTGACCGTAATCAATAAGGTTCATCTTTCTATTAAAACAAAACTCATATGTAGTATAGTAATATCTATCTTCCTGTTTATCAATACCAGTAACTACAAATACAGCATCGTTTGATACATTAAACCTATTCTTATTCGGTAGTACTACCTTTTCCTTCACTACTGCTACGTTTTTCATATCTTCTTCATAGAACTCACCGAGTATAGAGTTGGTAAAGTTCTTCATCTTTGCTGGATCCATTGAATGTTTGGCATCTAAAAACTGGTATATCATATCAGAAAAAGACATAAACGGACTCATGATACCAGATATATGAAATCCAACATGGTGTTTTATTTGAGGGTTTAATGACTCCCATACACCAGTTGAAATAAACGTACTTTTTTCACTTTCTGTTATATGATACTTACATTCCTTACATTCATAGTAACATGGTTTTTCACTTAACAACCTGTTTATATCTTCTTTATATTCTTTTGAGAACTTTATTTGATAAAACTCTAGTTGTTGATAGGTTTCACACTTTGGACACTTACACTTATATATAGATTGATTAGACTCTTTGTACTTCTTTGATATCTGGTTATATTGATGTGTAGGAGTCGAAGCAAATACAGCTTTACTATCTGGATATGTTTTAAGTCTTTCCATTGCTAGTGAAATAGGATCTGCTTC